CACCAGCTCGGGCCACATTTCCATTACGGTCTGTTCCAAGAGCCATATAGAGCGCATTGATAATGAATGCTCTTGGCGGAGCTTCATCGCCCCAAATCATTGTAATGGTTGCCAGATTTTTCCAAGAGGGGGTAATGTCTGTTCCACCATTATCACGAAGTTCTTCATGAACCCCTTCAGGAATAGTCACAGCATTATCCTTGATCATCAAGGTATTTACCACATCGACGGTATCAGCTCGAATACTGGTTGCTTCAATATCGCCACGGGCAAAGATGTTATCAAAATAAGCATCTCCGTTTTTATTGATCTGCCAGCCCTGAAAGTTGCCAGCATTCCAATTCCAATTAGTCGACTGAATGACGTTGTCGATCATGGCATTTTTAATCGTACCATCACGGATGAAGACTTCCGTGTCCATTCCAATCACGCTTTCAAAGGTTCCATCAGCCTGCTCTTCTTGAAGCACGATGAATGGTCTGGTGATACCTTGAGCATCTCCATTAACAATGTTGTGATTCTGAGGGGGACCAATGGCAAAAACATTTGCATTGACGATGAACTCAGAAAAATCATCGGTGCTTCTCAAACCAAGACCAGAAACGAATCCGTTGGCATCGATCTTGATTGACCATTGGCCATACATGTCAGCAAAACGATCCGTCAGAGTGGGCTCAACAATAGGCTCACCTGTGATTGGATTGATAACTGAAACGCTACCAAGATCATTCAATTCACTGACATCCCCAAGATCCGAACGGATATCAGTGAGAAATTGTTCCTGTACTGAGATTACATAAAGATCACCTGTGGCCGGATCAGTCAAAGCGCTTTCAACAGTTGTCAGGCGAAGTGCTGTTGCCCTGCTTGCAGTGGCAACGGCCGCCGTTTCATCGAATACCGCGGCAACACTGTCATTAAACCGGGCCAAAAGGACATTGACCTGGGCTGCCAGGGCTTGTCGATCATCAGTCATCTCGATGATGGCATTGCCGACCACGGTATCAACCGCTTCAAGGTCAGCAGTCAAAATAGCGATAGCGTCATTGAGTACTGAACCCAGGCCAAGCCTGGCTTGTTCTTCTTCAGACAAACCTGAGGTCAGGTCAGTGATGCGACTGATTTCGTTTCGCAGATGTTCATCGAGCTTGCTTTGGTCGATCAGGTTATTGAGATCGTCGAGAATGTTATCGATGCTGCCACGCCAAATAGCACTGTCAGGCCCGATCGGGTTACCGACGGTTCCATGTAGGGACGTGTGAATGACCCAGTAGAAGTAACGGGTCCCCTTCTGGGACTCGTCAAGCACATCCGTGTAGTTGTCGGCTGATACCCTGGCAAGACGTTGGGCGCCAGAGAAATCGGAGGTGGTTGAGCGGTAGACCGTACTGAATCCGATCATCTCCGGGAAATCTGCCGGGTAGGTCCAATTGACCCCGATTCCAAACCGGACTCCAAAAACATGGATCGATCCAGTGTTTACATCAGGGTCATTGGGAAGAATCGCAGTAGGGCCGACGCCGCAATATTTGGGTGCTTCTTCAGCCATTTAATGCCTATTGTTATTTATTATTGACAGGGCATGATTTTACACTAATCTTCTACCACATTCCCCTTACATTCTCAACTGTCTTGAGATGTGGGCCTTCGGCCCTCTGTGGGAAACAATGGCCTATTTTTGGTCTAGCCAATCATTATTCATCCAGTGTTGAGTTATAATGGTCAATCCTGCATAACCCCCACTGATTAACTGATTCTGCCTGTTTAGCAGATCCTACAATTAAGGGTAAAAACATGAACTCTGTCACAACAACAGAACTTTCTCCTTGCCACCTCGAAATTCGAGAACTGTACGGCAAAATTCAAAAGACCTACGAAATACCTGTTTCATTGACTCATATTGCTGATCAAACAAGAATTCCTAATCATCAGTTATCAGCTTGGGTCAATCGTGGTGTGGAGCCTCGGCCGGAAAACTTCGAATATGCCCGTCAGCGGCTACAGGAGCTCCTGGACAAGCGCCAGGTGACCCACGCAGCCACTGCAGAGCTTCAATTCGCCAAAGGCTTTTTCGCCAAGATCTATACTGAAGACCCCTGGACGGGTATGCGCCCCTTGTATCGTCGGAGGACTCTGTACCTGGCAATTACATTGTCATCAATTGCAGGTGTCTTGAGTACCCTGCTGTTCCAACACTTTCTCTACTAATCTCAATAACTAAGGAAAGCCATGCAACGCTATTTGAATGATACAGGGATTCCCCTGTCGATCGCTGTTTATCTCGCCCACGACACCTACGATCACGACGATGATCCGGACACCATCTCCGCTACAGCCTTGATCAAGCCCCTGCGGCCGATCATTCTGGCCGAGCGGGTGCCTGAAGAAGATAGGAGCGTCGATATCCTGGCCCTGCTGAAAAGCCGATTGGGCAGCTCGATTCATGACGGTGTCGAGAAAGCCTGGCTTCACGGCAACTTCCAGGACGCCATGAAACGGCTGGGGTATCCCCAGAAGGTCATCGACCGAGTGGTAGTCAATCCAGAAGGTGAAGTGCCCCCAGGCAAGCTGCCGGTCTATGTCGAGCAACGGACCCACCGGGAAATCGACGGTGTCAGGGTCTCAGGCAAATTCGACTTCGTGGCTGAGGGCCGAGTGGAGGATGTCAAATCGACTTCCACGTTCGCCTATGTCAACCAGTCAAATTTCCGAAGCTACCAGCTGCAGGGCAGTATCTACCGCTGGCTGAATCCGGAGATCATCACCCAGGACCACATGGCAATCCAGTACATCTTCACGGATTTCAAGGCATTCGAAGCCAAGCGGGAAAACTATCCGAATAATGCAACACAGCAGCAGCTTATTCCGCTACTGTCGCTGGCCGATACGGAAGCCTACATCCGGCAGAAGCTCCAGGCCATCCGAAAATTTCGGCCCCTGGCTCAAGAAGACCTGCCGCGGTGTTCCGATGAAGATCTGTGGCGAAGCGCCCCAGTCTACAAGTACTACAAGAACCCGGACAAGAAGACACGCTCCACCAAGAACTTCGACAGTTATGCCGAGGCTCATACCTTCATGCTCAAGCAGGGCAACGTAGGTGAGATCGATACCAAACCTGGTGAAGTAGTGGCCTGCAAGTACTGTCCCGCTTTCTCGATCTGTACTCAGAAAGACGAGTACATCGCAGACGGTTCACTCAAAGCCTAATCCAAGAGGGATCCTATGAAATCTTACGACGAAATGGAATTTCACCCCGAAGCTGAAAAGCTGGTGAAGATCCTGTGCGCCAAGACCCAAAACACCAACCCGCTGTTCTTCAGGGTACTGGTGTCGTATTTCTTCACTCTCGCCGCCTCGATGATGCGCTGCAGTATCGACACCCCCGATCGAGGCAACATTCCCGTCAACATGTATGCCTGCAATCTGGCGCCTTCAGGCGCTGGCAAGGGCCACTCGATCAACATTATCGAAGATCATGTGTTGGACCAGTTTCGGTACAACTTCCTGCAGTCGACGTTCCCGATGCTGGCCGAGAGGAACCTGATCAACATTGCCAACGACCGAGCCTTGCAGAAGCAGACCGATGCCGCCGACGAGTTCGAACGAGTTCAGAAAGAGTTCGCCTCGATCGGTCCGATGCTATTTACATTTGACTCGGGCACCTCACCCGCGGTCAAGCAAGCCAGGCATAAGCTGCTGATGGCCCAGGCCGGTTCGCTGAATCTCCAGATTGACGAGATCGGTAACAACCTGGTCAGCAATGCTGAAGTCCTTAGTACGTTCCTCGAACTGTTCGATGTCGGCAAGGTCAAGCAGAAGCTGATCAAGAACACGGCAGAGAATGCCAGGTTCGAGGACATTGATGGGCGTACACCAACCAACCTAATGCTGTTCGGCACCCCAAGCCGACTACTGATGGGGGGCAAGACCGAAGAAGAGTTCTACGCCATGCTCGAAGAGGGCTATGCCCGTCGATGCTTCTTCGGTTACCTGAAGCAGCATACCCGGGACCTGTCCTTGACGCCCCAGGAAATCCTGAAACTCCGGACCGACACCAGCACAACCCAGTTTCTGGAGGACCTCTCCGACAAGCTTGGTGATCTTGCTGACATGGCTTATATCGATCGGAAGCTCAAGATGTCCGACGACGTGGCCTTGCTGTTTATCGAGTATCAGATTCAATGTGAGCGTGAAGCTGAACAGCTTCCAGACCACGAGGAAGCCAGAAAAGCTGAACTGGCTCACCGGTACTTCAAGGCACTGAAAGTGTCAGGCACTTATGCCTTCATCGACCAGTCCCCGGAGATTACCGAGGACCACGCTTATCAGGCGATCAAGTTGGCCGAAAATTCTGGCACGGCCTTCGAGGCCTTGCTTACCCGGGACCGTCCCTACGTCAAGCTGGCCAAGTACATCAGCGATGTCAGGCGGCCAGTGACCCAAGCGGACCTGGTTGAAGACCTGCCGTACTACAAGGGCAGTTCTCCGCAGCGCCAGGAAATGATGACGCTGGCCATTGCCTATGGCTACCAGAACAACATCCTGATCAAGCGGAGTTTCAATGACGGTATCGAGTTCATTCATGGTGAGTCACTAAATCCAACGAACCTCGACAAGATGCTTGTCAGTTATAGCACTGATCTTGCTCAAGGTTACCGCGGAGAGTTGGCACCTTTTGACAAGCTGCACAAGCTTACGCAGAAGGATGGACTCCACTGGGCCAACCATCACTTCGAAAAAGGTCATCGCACCGAAGAGAACGCAATACCCGGGTTCAACATGATTGTGTTGGACATCGATAACGGTGTGAACCTTAGTACTGCCAAGATGCTCATGAAAGACTACAGGGCGCTGTTCTACACCACCAAGCGTCATACGAAAGATGAGCATCGCTTCCGGATCATTCTGCCGACCAACTATGAACTGAAGATGGGTGCCCGAGAGTACCGAGAGTTCATGGAAAATCTGTTCGACTGGCTTCCATTTGAGGTCGACCGAGCCACAGGTCAGCGTGCTCGCAAGTGGCTGTCTCATGATGGACACTACGAGTACCAGGATGGTTACCTGCTCGATATCCTGCCGTTCATTCCCAAGACATCGAAGAACGAGGCCTACAAGCGCCAGATTCTCGATCAGCAGGGTATGGACAATCTCGAGCGTTGGGTGATGAACCATACGGGTGACGGCAATCGTAACAACATGTTGCTGCGCTACTCGATGATCCTGGTCGATGCAGGCTTCGACTTTGAGAACATCCGTCAGCGGGTGTTCACGATGAATGGCAAGATCGACGAGCCGCTGGCCGAAGCCGAGATCATGGGCACCATGATGGTGACCGTGAGCAAGGCATTGGCCAAGAAATGAACCACAGCAGAGGGGCCTACGGCCCTTCTGCGACCAACTAAGGACTATAACAATGGGATGTGATATTCACGTTTTCCGAGAAGTACAGTATAACGATAACCGATGGGCTTGCCTGGAAGAAATGCAGCATGAGTATTATTTACCTGGTATATATATCCCCCGTAATTACATGCTATTCGGGCTTCTTGCTGAAGTACGTGAAGAAGTTCCTTTAGCATTCCCATATCGTGGGTTACCTGATGATATGTCCCCTGAAGTGGAACAAGCGTCAGGTTATATGGACTGTGATGGCCATACCCATAGTTGGCTGGAACTTGAGGAGATGAAACGTAAGCAGACAGAATTGCTGCTTTCTTCTGAGCCTCATGCGCAAGAGTGCCTTGAACATCTGCAAGAATTTATGGCAAGCCTCACCTGGCCCGATGATGCGAAAAATTGTCGTGTCGTATTCTGGTTCGATAACTAAACCAAGGAGTAATAATGAATCAAGAAATTAATGACCATCTGGTCTTGATTGGTGGGAAATCTGCTTCAGGGAAATCAGCTTCGCTGATGGATATGGAGAAACCCGAAGGCGTGATGTACCTGAACTGTGAGTCAGGGAAACGCCTGCCGTTCAAATCCAGGTTTAACCAGTACAAGATCATTGATCCACTCCAGGTCTACGAGGCATTCAGCTATGCCGAAACCCAGGATAAGGTTCATACGATCGTGGTCGATTCGGTGACCTACCTGATGGACATGTACGAGTCTGTCTACGTGATCAACTCTGCCAACACCATGAAGGCTTGGGGCGAGTTTGCCCAGTACTTCAAGAACCTGATGCAGAACTACGTAGCCAAGTCCAGCAAGAAGGTCGTCTTCACCGGCCACACGTTCGATAGCCTCAATGAAGGCGAGATGGTCATGGAGACGAAGATCCCCGTGAAAGGCTCTCTCAAGAACAATGGCATCGAGAGTTACTTCTCGCTGGTCATTGCTGCCAAGAAGGTACCGATTAAGACGCTGGAGAAGTACAAAAGCGACCTGCTGACGATCACACCTCAGGAACAGGCGCTTGGCTTCAAGTACGTGTTCCAGACTCAGTTGACCAAGGACACGGTCAACGAGCGACTCCGGGGACCGATGGGCTTGTTCAGTGAGCAGGAAACGTTCATTGACAACAATGTCCAGCTGATCCTCAACCGCCTGCACGAGTACTACGCAGACATTTAATCTCCAACCAAAAAGGTGAACACAGTAATGAATGAAAGCTTTGAAGAAATGGTAGCAGCACTAGTGAAACCGGGTGACGAAATTGCCCGAAACATAACACCAGAACAGGCCCACTTGATTCACATGGCGGCAGGTATTGCCGGTGAAGCGGGTGAGCTACTGGATGCGATCAAGAAGCATGTGATCTACAACAAGGCCCTAGACTTGCCTCATATCGTCGAGGAGCTCGGTGACATCGAGTTCTATCTCGAGGGGCTTCGCCAGAAGCTGGAAATCCAGCGGGAGTATGTTTTGCTCCAGAACCAAAAAAAGCTGAGTGGGAAAGGTGGCCGCTATGAGAGCGGGTACTCCGACGAAGCTGCTCAAGCTCGCGCCGACAAGGCGTAATTTTTCAATTTAACCAAGGAGAAGTAAATGTCAATTTTTGACAACATCAAGTCGGATGACAGCATCGAGGGAGAAGAAGATCGATTGGGCGGTGCCGCTCTTCTCGATTCGGGTGCCTATCCGGCCAAGGTCAATCTGGCCTGGGTTACGGAGTCCTCAGGCGGCGCCATGTGCATCAACGTCAACTTCAACGTAGACGGACGTGAAGTGCGTCAGCGCTTCTACGCCACTTCCGGCCGCGCCAAGGGCCAGAAGAACTACTACGAAACCAAGGACGGTGAGAAGCGGTACCTGCCGGGTTACAACATGGCCAATGCGCTGTGCTTGCTGACCGTCGGCAAGGAACTGCAGGCCATGGATCACGAGAAGAAGGTAATCAAGCTGTATGATCCACAAGCCAAGGCCGAAGTCCCGACCGAAGTGCCTGTGCTCACCGACCTCATCGGCCAGGAGATCATCCTGGGCGTACTCCGTCAGACCGTCGACAAGGTTGCCAAGAACGACGCTGGCGCTTACCAGCCGACAGGAGAAACGCGTGAAGAAAACGAGGTCGACAAGCTCTTCCGTCATCGGGACAGTCTCACCTTCGCTGAAATCCGCGCTGGTGTGGATGAACCGAAGTTCCTCGAAAGATGGAAGGCGAAGTGGACTGGCGAAATCCGTGACAAGTCTACTGGCGGTGCTGGCACAACCAAGGCAAGTGCTGCTGGCAAAACTGGCACTGGTGGCAGCGGCAAGCCTACTGAAAGCCTTTTCGGATAAGCGTCCGTGAAGCTAAAGGTACTGGGTATGGATCCTTCACTCACCAACTGGGGCTTTGCTTCAGGTGAGTACTCAACCAATGGCGGCCGTCCCATTATTGGGACGGTCGGCATTTTTTCACCTGTTGCATCATCATCGAAGCAGGTGAGACAGAACAGTAAGGATCTTGAACGGGCTTCCGAGCTCAGCACATCAGTCTTCAAACTGGTCGATGAAATACGTCCACACGTCATATTCGTGGAGGTACCTGTAGGAAGCCAGTCATCAAGAGCAATGGCTTCGTATGGGATCTGCATCGGCATCATTGCAGCACTCCAGGCAACAACAAGCTACTCCATATTTGAGGTCACCCCCACAGAAGTGAAAGTGGCCGCTGTTGGAAAGAGAACTGCAACGAAACAGAGGATGATTGATTGGGCAACTGCCAGTTACCCCACGGCCAATTGGCCTATGATGACTCGAGGGGGGATTACCTCAATCGTCGCAGGCAAGGCCGAACACATGGCAGATGCTGTCGGTGCAATCCATGCTGGGCTTTACAAGTCCACAGAGTTTTCCAAATATCTCCAAACCATCAAACTTTTGACCAAGGAGTCAAATCATGCAAGTTAATCTCAAACAAGATGATGTCGAGGAAGCAATCGCTCTCTTCCTGGCCAGCATGGGTATCACCGCTCGAGTAGCGAATGTGACCTTCAAGTCTGGCCGTAAGGGATCTGGACTGACTACTACAGTCAATCTGGAAGATGCCAAACACGACAAAATCCCGATGCAACGGCTCAAGCGATCGGTTGTCAACCAGATGACCGGTAATGCAGACTGTCTACAGATCGACGGCGAAAAGCCCGAGAGCTCGGCAGAGGATGGCTCAGCACTCGATACCGAAACGCCACAATCCGAAGATCAGCCACCTGAGGAAGAGGCAAATGTTCCGGAGGACAAAGAGCCTGAACCTGAGTCAGAAGAGGGAACCGATTCCGGAGTCAAGTCCAATCCGGCTCGTGAATCAGACAGCCTCTTCAGCTGATTGTGAATGCGATCATTAGATTTTTCGC